ACTACATGTCTACCCACCAGGTATACACTTAGCCATTTGTGCTGGGCTTTTGTCCCTCTTCACTGAGTAGACTGTTGCCACATACCGTGGACGTGGCGACAGTCTGAGGCCATCAGTAGACCCATACATCAAGGTTGGAATGGTCCGGGTCACGTCCCAAGCCGCTGCATGCCTCAAGCCAGTGCCGGAGCTCGTGACGCATTGAGTCGTGCAGCCGATGCACCTGAGATTCGTGGAAAACCATTATGGAAATGGCTGAATGGCTGAACAAATTGCCGTAGGTCCTTCGGTGGTAGCAGGCTCTGGCGCATCCGTAGGGACACTGGTTAGAGACCCTTCCATCTAAACATGAGCCTGGCCCGCACCTGTTGCACTGGGCCTCGAACTCAGAGCCCCCGAGTATTGTGAACCTGATATATGGCCGCTGTTCCTCGCAGGACTCGTCCCAAGGTAGGCCCTTGTCCTTCCACCAATCTACGGTCTCGTCCAGGACTGCCCGGTCATCGTGGCTCAGCCAGTACAATGGCCTGGGCAGCCGGTTACTAAAACATGACCATAGGACTGGAAGCACTATCAGTAGGTATCTCATCTTCTCTCTCCCCCTCCCTAGTTTAGCACCTCCATCTTTCTTCCCCTTTCTTTGTAAATCATCATTGACAAGTAAGGGAGGAATGAGTATGTTTAGAGAGTCAGAGGGCAGGGAGCCCCGGGACACACAAGGAAAGAGGGAACAAGATGAGCAAGCTTTACTGGACTAGCAAAGACGGACAATCCTCAATCGACATGAGCGATGCGACTGAGAAAGAGGCATGGGCCGAGCTACTTGAACAGTGCGGGAGCGAAGAGGAAAGGGCTGGCATCCTAGCTGGTACCCTCGAAGTCACCGACCACGATAACGACTGGGAGACCGAGACCTCGACGCTGACACTAAGCGATGGCACGAAGATTACCGACTCCAACGGAGAGCTTGAGCTTGCTGGCTCTTTCGAGAAGCCGACCGCAGCGATGAAAGAAGCTGTCTCAAGGTACTGGGCGGAGCAATAGAATGACTAAGACTTGGACATTCGTTTACCGCAGCGGACAGACCAAGACTGTAGTGGCATCGAGCCAAGAGAGGGCCATGAAGAAACTAGGCCTCCACAAGGATGCGGTCAGGTTCGGCTGGGTTGGAGTTAGGGTCAGATGAATACAGCCCCCGAGTTCTGGTACGGCGTTGTCCAAGGCCTACACTCACAACAGATTTGGGACCACAAGCAACTGGCTACGGGCCGGCAGCTGGTCTCAGCAATATTCCGGGCCCGGGACTGTCGGGCTGAGGGCGCACTGGGGACAGCGAAACTTTACATAGAGCAGGCAAAGCACGCTTACGAATTACTTGAGTCACGGAGGATACGATGAATACGAGCACCGAGGATTATGTGGACTTTCTAAACGTTTACGAAAACGAGGTAACGAGGATAGCGAAACTGGCATTCGGGGACTCAGACGAGGACACGGTACTAGACACCATGGTCGACAGGTTCGTGGGTTCCGACAACGCAGCCCTCATCCTGCACATATCCCCGAACCGGGACGCCGGGAACTTCATGCAATGGAAGGACATCTACTCCTTGAGACAAGCCCTAGTGTTCGGAGCCGGGATGGCGATGCACAAGGACATCGGAGTAGAGCTGGACGCACTTGAAGAGGAAACTCTGGAAGAGGAAGAAAAATGCCAAGACTCATCAGATTTGGGGTATGCGCAGTGGTAGTCCTCGGACTTAGTATCGAGCCAGCTGAACCCGAGTGCCACGAGTGCGAGGGAGAGGGTTGGGTCTGCACGTACAAAGATGGCGACGAGTCCCGTCCCTGTCCCACATGCAAAGAAGACGCAGAGGAAGCTGGAGTCCTAGACTATGATGGACAGTAGAATACAGCACCTGCAGTCCCTTCCCGAAGAACATCGAGCAAACCTTGTGAGCGGGATTCTCGAGCACGCAGTGGACGGCTGCTTCCGCGGCCACGAAGAAATCATCAGCATCAGCATAGAGTGCGAGTGTTGCAACAGGAGAGAAGCCGGGGACGTAGACCGCCACCACGCCTGGCGTTCGGCTCTTGGTGCCTGGGCGGGCTGGCTCGTCTCGAGAAGGGACTATTCCGAGACGAGCTGGGGCACTATAAAAGGGAACGAAGAAGCCTGGGAGTTCCTGGAATACGCCGTAGGCTACATGAGCGCCGACTGGGATAGAGAAGAGTACGACTATCTAACCGAGGAAATGCCTGACGAAGCTCAGGAATACATCTCCAGCTGCTTTGAGATGTCCCTAGCACACCAGACAGCAAGAGAGGGCTTCGACGCACTCAAAGAAATGGTGGAGGAAGCTCGAGCATTAGATTGCGAGGATGAGGGATGACCTCTTACTCATCAAGAAGAGCTGACGCATGACCACCCGGGTCCCCTTGGATTATGCCACGGCTGTAACTTGTGTATCAACGGCGGCACCCCCGAGGGGGTAAGAGGCATGAAGAGGCGCGAGGGGGGAAACGTGCTCCCGTAAATGCTGTAAATTTTTTTGGTATCGCTGGTATAGGCTACAATGCATATCGTGGAATACTACACAACATGTAGACGTTGCGGATGCCGTGGGACACTAGAGAGCAGCCCCCTGATAGTCCAGGTCCCCGAAAGGTGGTCCCGGATAGTCTGGCACAATGGTGCGGAATCAGAAGATGCGGCCCTTTGTGCAGAGTGTACGGACAGGGCCATCAGTTTGGAAGACGAGTAAACTAGTGTACTCTTCTAGCTGATACGAATCAGCGCAAGGGTGTTAGCCTCCTAGAGCAATGGTGTTCTAGGGGGCTTCCTTAATTCACGAGGGGACGGGAGAGGGGAATCGAACCCCCATCTCTGGCACACAATCGCCAGGCCCTTCCATTTGGGCGACTCCCGCCGGGGTATTCCATATTCGGGAATGTGGATGCCTAGGGCCGGGGCCGCTTCTCTTTCATCTTGTCCTTAGCCTTCTTTGCCTCTGCATCTATATCCGGCATGCAGACATCGCAGTAAAGTCCGCCGCTATCCTCCCGCTTCGAGCCGCGGTCTTTCGTAAAAGCACAGGTCCACCAGCCGTCGGGATGGCGGGTCCCCGCTTCTTCTGTCTCACACGAGTCACACTTGTAGAGTACTGTCATTCCCATTCTGTATTCTCCTTATGCCAGTTCTCACCAGCCGTATTTGTTTCTCTCCGCCGTAAGCTCAGGCCTGAACTCGTAACGGGAGTAAGACAGTTTACCACCCACGCGTACGGGCTGGTAGGGCACTACTTCCCCCGGTATCCCGCACTGGGAGCACGTAGGCCCAGAGCCATAGTCCACAATCGTAGCTAAGTCCGTGTGCTCGCACTCTCCCCAGTCTTTCATAGTCGCCTCAACATCTGCATCTCTGTTGACTCTAAACACGCAACTACCGAGCCCAGGGCATCGAACCCATGCTCCCAATACGACTTGGCTACATCTAGCTGGAACTCCTGGATGGCCTTATTGCCCGGGTAACGCGTTAGTAACGATTCGATCACTTCTTCCTTGCTCGCTGTCTTGGACCCAGTGACCGCAAGTTTTAGGTCCATTGGGGAAGCCTCGATGACTGGGACGCCGACGCTCTGGCTAAGGCAATCTATTATTCCCCAGACCCGGCCCAGCTTGGCAGCTATGGAGGCACGCCGAGGGTAGGACAGAGCCTCTGCGCAAACTATCACCGGCTTCTTCTCGAACAGGCCCCGCAAGTTCTCGGCTATCTTCTTTCCTCTTCTGTGGTCGTCGGAGGTGATTCTTATCTTCCCCTTCCGGTCCCTCTTCTCGGTCCGGATGATACCAATGGATATCGGAGCCTCAGTCTTTGGCCCCACTTCCACCAGGGCCCAACCGATATTAGCGAAACCAGGGTCCAAACCTAAGACGAGTCTGCCTGCCACATATCCCCCTCACGTAAATGACCCCTGGAGTCGCGGAACAAGTTGAACGACTGTCCCGCTTCGTCCCACTTGAGTTTAGCAATCTTTCCTAGAACTCCACCAGAATCTTCCGGCCATAGAAGAACTACTACCTCCGCCATCTCTTCTATAGACCCAGTCTCCTTGAGGTCGCTTATGGACGGGACCTCTTTATCCGTTCGCTTCAGTTGGGAGCACAGAACTAAAGGAACGCTTAACTCCTGCGCTGCGTCTTTTAGTTCCCCAGCTATCTCCCCGAACATAATGCGAGCAGACTCTGCTTGCCTACCCCGGATCCGCTGTAGGTAATCTACATAGATTATCGTACACCCCTCTTTGCGGACCATCCGGCGCATGCTGTCGACCACGGTCTGAACACTAGAGTTACTTTCACATGAAAGTTTGAGGCTCAAATCTTTCGCCTTAGGGGCTGCCTCCACCATCGACTTCCTCTCCAGTAACGAGAGCTCCGCCTTACCTCCCCGGAACCTCGACGGGTTGATGCCAGTCATCCAGCCCAAAATCTTGGCGCCCCAGAGGTCGGCGGGGTCCTCGACAGAGATGATGCCAGGTTTGTGACCCTTGCTCTCCTGCTCCAGGGCCATGGTCAGGACCAACGACGACTTCCCGACTCCCGGGCGGGCCCCGACTACGAACAGGGACCCCGAGCTGAGGTACCCAATCCTGAAGTCCAAGGTAGGTAAGCCAGGGAAGATTCTTACAGCAGAGGAGGAATTAGAGTCGAAAACCTCCAGGGCAGAGGCCACGACGTCCTCGGCCGAGACTGGTATGCCCGTTGCTGCCCCCAGGAACTCGTCTGAGGCCCCTTCCATCAGTTCCCTGGCTCTGTCTACCTCGAACCTCTCGCAAGCCTCCACGGCCCTCTGAGCCCTTTCCCTGAGACGGCGAGCTTGGGATACCCGGCGGAGATGGGGGACCAGGGAGGCCCCGTCGAGCTCCACGACCCCGGCTATCTCGTCGACCTGGGCGATGGCCGCGGTCTCCCCGAACTCGGAAAGATAGGCCCGGACGCTAAGGGGGTTCACGGTTTCCCCGCTTGCCCGCATCTCGAGTACGGCCGTCAAAATAATGGCGTTCTGGCCGTAGGCTAGGTCCTCGGGGACCAGGGTCTCACCGTCCAGGGCAGCTGGGTGCCAGAGGCAGGACGAGAGGTAGCGGGTCTCGAGCTCTTTCGGGTTCATCGGGACCTCCGCTGCTCGAGCCAGGAGTTGTAGGCCGGGACGTCGCGGGAGTTCGTGGGTTCGCCGTGGACCGCGGGGTCGTAGGCGATGGCCGCAGGTCGTTTGCTCTTGCCGTTGGCCTTGGGCTGCATATCGCGGAAGCCCTCGAGCTTGCCCCCGTTGCGGCAGATGAGCTCCAGGTCCGTGTACTCCCTGCCGTCGTCGTTGTCGCCGCGGTGGAACGGGGAGCGGGCGATGTTGTCCACGGCCGAGCATATCTCCTCGACGCTGTAGCCCTCGGCAAGACGGGCGGTAATCTTCTTGCGGCGGGGTGCGGTGAGCCGGGTGGTCCCGGGGCGTTTCCCCAGTGCCTTGACCCAGTGCTCGAACACCTGCCGAGGGAGGTCCGGAGCTGGCTCAGGAGGCTTAGCCGACGTTAGAGTTAATGTCTCTGTCTCTGTCTCTGTCTCTGGGGGCGTTAGTAACGCGTTACACGATATGTCCTTTATCTCGCTCTTTTCCCTGTGTTTCTGCACCCTTAGCCTGGTTTTCTCCTGCTCCTCCTTAAGCGCTTCTCGACTCTTGTTCCACTTTAGATAAGCATTTATAAACCATTTGTTTCTTACTTTTCGGAGTAAGCCGGACACTCTTAGTGCCTCGCAGCTGACCTCCCAATCAGCCCCCATCTTGGCCATCACCTGGTCGGGAATCTTCCCGTCGGTCATGTGCCTCTTGCTCCAGGCAATGCATTTAAAGAACAGGACCTGAGCCGAATCCGACAGGCCCAATGCTTCAGGGCTATCGAAAAAGTTCACGTCCACTTGAAAGAACAACCGTCCCTTCGGTGCCATCTCCCCGCCTCCCCATCTCTCAAAATAGTCTTAGGTTCTCGTCCCTCTCAGCCGGCTTCTCAGGGGCTCCCTCTGCGGCCCGCCTCCTAGCCTGCAACCATCTCTTCGCGGCCCTCCTGCGTTCCTCCGGGGGCAGCAAACGGACATCGTAGACCACGACAACTCTGGCCCCCGACTCGTATAGGGTCTCAATCTCCATTCGAGCCAAGCCACACGCGTAACCAGAACTTGGCTTCCTCCAGCCTGCTCAAAGCATTTATTCGAGCGGGGCAAGGGGGGTCGCCGGTGTGCTCACGCTCCAAGCGGGCCTGGCAATAGTCGATGATGTCTACGACGCTCTCATCCGCCGCTTCCCGACCAATCACGTCTTCCCCAGGGCGAGCATGGACTCTGTAGGTACAGCCCCCTCCGTGAAGTCTCGGACCCTCTCAGCTATGGGTATCCGGACCCGCTGGCCCCGGTGGAGCTTGTACGCTGTTGGATACGCGACCCCCGCATCTAGGGAGAAGCGCTGCAGGGCAGTAGACTTCTTCTCCCCCTGTCTGCGGTACCTCTCTTCGAACCAAACTCTAAAAACGACATCGGACATGAGAAAGATATAAATCTCCCTTGCACTACTGTCAAGGACGATTTATAAGTGTGGACATGGTTGGTCAAGGGGGAGTCCGGAAACTCACAATGCTGCAGTGGCTCTGCTCCGACGCCAAGACCTGCAGGAACATAGGGAACGAAAAGCAGTTCGCGCGGACCCTGAGGAAGATGCGCTCTTTACTAAATGAAGTAGAGGAGGAGTTCCATGAGCAAGAGAAGATACATAAAAGTGATTGATGAAGGCAGGGCCGTCCTGGTGTTCGCGGACAAGGTTACGTCAATGTCGTACAAGGGAGACCGGGTAGAGATCTGGACCACGGAAGGAGAGGCGCCGTTGACGGAGAGGTTCCGTGACGAGGAAGCAGCTAGGTCATTTTACCACGGTGCAATTGACTGCGTCGCTGGCAAGAGCGAGACCAACTTCGTGGTAGCCAAGGTTTAACGGTGGACCACGAGAGTCAGATGCTAATGACTGAGAGGTTGTTCAGACAGTTCGACCAACTACTCGAGTCAAAGTGTAGAGGCAGGGACCTGGACGAGGAGACTGACCGTAGAGCTGTAGCTATGGAGATGGCCGCAGCTATGGTCCGTATCGGCCTGTACGGTGCAGCAGATAAGAAATGTTGTGGGGGATGCCATGAGTGAGCCTCGCGAGTTCTTACTCCTCCGCACGGAAGATAGTATATCCATAATCCGGAGGGCGGATATCCTGATGGTCTCGTCAAAAGAGTTTGGCCGTGGGACCTGGCAGGTAATCGTGGCGACGGCAAGGGAGGACTACACTGTAAACTTCTACGATGAGCAAGAGTCCACGAAATATATGGAAAAGCTAGCCGAGGAGTTGAGATGACCTGGGACTGTACAAAGTGGGCAACTAAGGAAGACCCGGCCCGGCAGTCCGACTTCGGGAATCTCATCGGCCCCTACGGCTGTCCTCGTAAGTTCAAGTACACGAAGGACGGAGTCGACCGAGACCCGTTTTCTGTACCCTGGCGTAGGACTATGGGCACCGCGGTCCACCACGCAATAGAAGTAACCCTCAAGTCTGGTCACCCCCCTACACATGAGGAATACACCTACATGGTCTTAGAGGGACTCGAGGCGGAACGGGGAAACAAGCCGATAGACTGGAAGGACGCGAGGGCCGAGCTCGAGGTAGACAAGGGCGCCCGGATGGCTGCAGCTGTCGTTGATGACATGGCAGAGAGGGCAGAGGAGATAGTCCTGACCGAGTCCTCGTTTACTACCTGCATCGGCGGCTTCTGGTTCCGGGGTACCCTGGACATCTTGTACCGAGACCGTGGCGGCAGGTTGGTCCTGGCCGACTGGAAGACGGGGGCCAAGGCCATCAGCAAGATAGTCAGGGACCACGGGTACCAACTGGGCATCTACGCTCACGCTGTAGCTTTCGGAGAGTTCGAGGACGGCAAGAGGGTCTCCGCGCATCCGGACAAGATGTATATCGTTCAAACCCAGGACATGCTGGCGTACACTAAGGGGTCGCGTAAGAAGATATGGACTCAGGAAGAGGCAGAGCACTGGGGCGTTCCGATGGGTGGTGTGGCCTATCCGAAGCCGGGGGACCAGAAGGGGCCGGCCTGGTACGAGGGCCAGTTCTCTCTGGAGAGGCTCAAGAGACTAGAACTCTCTTGCTCCCGCATGGTGCAGATGGTTCGGAACGGGCACTTCCCAGATAGCATGTCGGAGAAGTGCGGAGGCTGTGGCTTCAGACCTCAGTGTTTTACTGAAGGACTGAGCATGGGCGGGGACGAGCAAGACAGAGCAAACGATTCTCTCGAGGGGATAGACCTCTCGGGTCTAGACGACATCTAATGCAACGGAGGACACGAGGATGACGAACGAACTAGCAGTAGCAGGAGAGCAAGCACTAGCAGGCCTGGACATGGAGACCGACGGTCTGGACGAAGTAGGTGCAGAGGAAGTAAAGATTCCCTCGATGGTCTGGAACATGGCAGGCCAAAAGCCCGACCAGTTCTTCAATACAGTGACCGAGGAAATGAAGCCCAGCATAAATGCTGTCCTCCTGTACCTCCACAAGACTAACGAGTGGAGGGAGTACACAGAGGGCGAGGGCACCAAGACTCTGTGCCGGAGTCAGAACAGAACCGACGGGGTGGCCCACGACGGCGTGCTACGTACCTGCGCAGGATGCCCCGAGTCGCAGTGGAGGATGGACGAGACCACAGGACGCAAGCGTCAGCTCTGCTCCATCGTCTACAACATTACGGGTTTCGACCTGGACGAGGGGTCTCCGTTTATTATCCGCCACCGGAAGACTGCCGTCCCTCCCCTGGTTGCTTACCTCAACAAGTACCATCTCAACCGTAGACCTATGGAAGGTCGCATGGGGAACTGGCCACTGTTCATGTGGGCGGCGAAGATCGAGCTGGTCCTGGCCTCGAACAAGAAGTACGCGGTGCCCGGCCTATCCCAGGGAGAACGGTTCCCCGCAGACAAGCTGCAAGAGTACGCAGAGATGGCTAAGTATCTGAAGGATATCTCCCCCATCATTGGGCAGGAGGCTCCACCTAAAGGCAAGCCGCAGACCAAGTCGGACTTCTCTGATGAAGAGGTCCCGTTCTGATGTCGGCTTATACGTACCATTCCAGGAATGAGTCGTGGGATAAGCTGGACAGCCCTGGCGAGGTAATCCTCAGATACAGGGACAAGTTGAGAGTGGTGGCCAGCGTCGTGGCCGATTACGAAGTTCCTGACAGCCGGGACGTCACCTTCACCATCGAGGAGAAAGTGGCTGACTCCTTAGGAGAAGAGTCCTGGGTAGAGGTGGACTCTACCCCCAGTAAAGAAATCGAGCTTGTACTCTTCGGTCTGGCTTCAAAGCACCTTAGCCTGAAGGAACTGAAGGAGTCCAGTGAACCACTCTAGCGTAATCAAGACGTGGACCGCAGAGCTCGAAGCCATGAGGAAGTCTCGTGAAGAGCTCAACCGTAGGTCAGTGATGATGGCCTGCGACGCTGACGACATGGCGCACGACATCGAGGTCCTGGTTTCAGCTATCCAAGTACTCAAAGCATACGATAAGGAGTAGGGGACCATGGCCGAGGACATCGTAATCAATGCAATCAGGGAGGTCTGCTCTGAACTGTCCGACATGCTCGTAGCTAAGAACAGAGCCTACGGGAACTCGGCCTTGGAGCCCCTCCGTATCTTTTCCAAGGCCTCAGTGGAGGAACAGCTCAACGTCAGGATTGATGACAAGCTGAGTAGGATTCTGAGGGGGGACGGCTCGGGGGATGAAGACGCAGAGCTGGACCTGAGGGGCTATCTTACCCTGAAGGCCGTCCTCAAGAAGATGGCCGGGTGCCCTACAGCGAAGATATCTGGGGGGAAGGGCGGAGATGGAGAGTGGAGATAACTGAACAGATATGCCGCATAGAGGAAGCGAGCGAGCCTAACACTAGGAGTCCACACCTTGCTTGTTTTTCTGGCTACCGAGTCATAACAACAGAGGGGAGAATCCTAATGCTCATCAGTACTGACCAAGACTGCTGCGAAGAATGGGGATACTTCTGGTCAGAGGATGACCCTGGCGGGTTCGTGGGAGCAGACCTGCTGTCGGTAGAAATAGTCGACGATGCTTACAAGTCTTACCGGCTCCCCCATTGGAAGAAATCCGACGGGTCTGAGTTTAGATGGGACGATGGTGCAGTATTTGTCAACTTCGAAACGGACAGGGGTACCCTTCAGTTTGTAATCTACAACGAACAAAACGGGTTTTACGGACACAGGGTTAAGATTACGAGCACCAGAGAGGGGCGACCCTTAGAATTAGACACGGAGATATGATGTGGTCTCAGGGGAGGAAGAACAATGAGGATGAAGGATGCCAGTGATTACTTCGTGCTGTCTTTGGTGCTCGGTTGTGCAGGCGTTTTCCTTGTGGCGTCTGACTGTTCAGCCCAGGGGGAAGCACAAGAAGAGATGGTCCAGAGAATCGAGGAGATGATATCCGTCGGTCCGGAGCCACCTAGACATTGTCGTCAGGGCGCTGGTGCTTCTGATACTTGGAGGCTGTGTAGGACTCGGCTTATGGAATTCGTCGACTGGTTCTACATGGCCTCCGGTACTTACGAAGTCAGGGCAGAGACCCTGGCAGCCATTGCTATGGTCGAGTCCCGGTTCAGCCCCGATGCAATCTCTAGGTCTGGAGCTGTGTCCATCATGCAGCTGGTACCACGCTGGTTCCCTGAACTGAGGTTCGGGGTGGACGGGGCGCATACAATAGAGTGCCTAGCTACGACGGGAGCCTGCCAGGACGAACCCATCATGAAAGCAGCGGAGCGGCTGGCGGAAATGATTACGTTCTGCGGGTCCGAGGCCGAGGCTATCGGCTACTACAATACAGGCGAGTGTCAGGTAAACGGGTACGTCAGGTCAGTACTCAGGGCTAGAAGAATACTGGAGTGAAGACATGGGACTACTAAATATTCAGACTGCTATTTGCGACGAGTGCGGGCAGGCACAGGACTACCGGACCCCTAACATGGGACTCGCCCCCGTGGCCTGGGCTGCCAACGACGACGGGAGCAAACTATTCTGCGGTGGATGTATCAAGAAGGCTGCAGAAGAAGGGGAGAAGAAAGATGAGGAGCCCGAAGTTCACTCTGATTGACGCAACAGAGACATTCACCGAGGAAGAGATAAAGGTAGCCGAGGGGCTCATCGTCCCTCTCAACGACCTAGTCCTAGAGCAGGAGGAGGAGGAGGAGCAGCATGAGAGGGATGCGAATACCTTCTGGGTTGGGGTTGGTCTCGCCTACGGGACTCTGGTGGCGATGTACATCTCCAATTCAGAGGACCAAGAAGCGGCTGCGAAACTTATTGAGCAGGTTGTTTACGGCCTAAGGTCTCAAGAGGAACCGAAGCCTAAGCCAGGGATGAACTGACATACGTTCCACGTGAAACTAACCGCACATCTCAGGTAGCCCAGCCCTGCGTGCGAACGACTGCCAGCCCTTCCACTTACTGGGGGGAGGGTCCCAGGGCGCACCCTTGAACGTAGTCCGGGATATGGGTGCAGCATCTGAATGGGTGATGACCCTCTCTCTACTGAGGCGGACCCCAGTCGAAGAAGATATCTCCTCGCAGAGACCGACCAGTGTCTTCCAGCATCTGTCAGACCATGGGGCAGAGATTGTCCGCGGGCAGACAACCTCGATACCCACGGTGACATCATTAGGACGCCCTGTGCGCCAGAGCTGTCCTTCAGCTAGTTCCCGGGGAGACTTGAAGTCCGGCCATCGCTGGAACCACCAACCGTACTTGTTGGACGCGTTCCAGTCTGGGCTTACGTACGCGTTCCGCCTGCTAGAACCCACATGCCATGCTCCAAAGTCCATCGGCACCATCTGGATGCACTCTCCTCGTTGCCCCACAACGAAATGGGCTCCGAAGTGGCCGACTCTGCCGTCCCGGTACATGTCAACTGCTGTCTGGAACGGGTCTCCGGCAGGTCCAGCATTGCGTACAGGACCTGAGCCGGTTGTGTGGATGACGATGGCTTCGACATTATCGTGTCTCCTCGCTTTGAACTTGCCCTTGGCGAAGCCGTAGAGAGGCACGAAAGTCGATGCGGCGCCTACTTCAGTCCTCTTCTTCTCCCCCATCAGCGAACTTCTCCAGTGCTTCGATGCGGGCCAAAATAGCCTTCATCTCAATCTTGAACTTGGACGGGAGAATCTTGTCTACCTTCTCGTCTGCCTCGTCCTTGATGGCCTCTGCTGTAGTCCGAGCGATACCGATGAGAGCACCTATGGCCTTGAGTATATCCAGAAATGTTTCCATGTCAGTTGCACTCCCCGCTGGCCAGAGGCCCGAGGAGCCCCAGGGCTTGAGCCAACTGGTCCGGGATGGGGACGCCGAGACCACGAAGTCCTTCGGCGATGGCAGAAACGGCTCCCACGAGACACGCGAGCCCACCAATAATGTCCCCTTCATGGAACTCTCCGTAGGAGTCGAGGCTCCTCTGGCTTGCGACGAGCGAATCCTTCGCGCTGACAAACGCCATCTCGACCCTGGTCCACGGGCGCATCCTCTCCTCGTATTCACTGAGCGTCTCCGATGCTTCTAGGGCTACATCGTGGGCGGCCTCGTACATGGGAGCCACCATCCCGTCAGCTTCGACGACAGCCAGGGCCGTAGTGGAGAGTACCCTCTGCACAGTCTGAGAAGCGTTCGCGCCACATCCCGCCACCATACCTACAGCGGCCAGAGTCAGGGCCACGGTCCTCACGGTTCCTCTGGGGACTTGAGGGGACTGGGGCTCAGGGCACCAGCAACAACGCCGGTAAGAGCAGCAGCAATCTCGTTTGCACCGAAGGCCAAGGAGCCGACGACTCCCGCAACCACTAGGCCCAACATTACGACGCCCATCCAGTTCAAAGACATATCCTGTCCTCCTCTGAAAAGTATAGCAGGTGTGTAAGGAAGGTACTAATCGGCTAAGTAGCTGGTATTACGCTAGTATCTGCCAGACGATAGCAACGGTGGCAGGGAGGGTGCCGGCGACGAGGCCCCAGAGAGAGGCCTTAGCCTTGATTGAGGTCAACTCTACTTTGACTTTGTGCAGTTCCAGGTGCACGCGGCACAGTTCTTCCTTCATCTCGTCTAGTCGGAAGATGACCAGCTTCTCGTATTTCCCCCAGTCGTTCACCTCTACTCCACCTCGCAGGATGCGTAGACGCTGTAGACGTCGATGTCTCTTGCGGCTGCAGCCCCTGAGTTCTGCACATAAAGCATCGGCTTCAGTAGGGTAGAGGAGCCTGGCAGGTCGGTGGTCGCAGTCTCAACCAAGACATCGTCAATCCAGTACTGGACGTCAGAAGCTCCCATCACAATCTCGAGTTTATATACCTGGTCGACAGTAAGAGTGGACTCTGTCGAGGTTGACGGGGTGACACCACCATCGTTCGTGGAAGTGTTCCAGACCGTGCCGGTTGCCTCGTAGGTGAACAGCGCGTGGTGGGTGCTGGCCGTAAGATGAGTCTGGCCCAGGCCAACCCTGACAACCGTATTAGTAAGAGTAGTGTTGACGGCTAGATGGCACAGGAACCGCCCCACCCCGCCACGGCTCACCCATTCGGAGTTCGTGACCATGGTTATTAGAGCGTCGTCACCGTCACCGTTACCCTGGGAGGCCAGCGTGATAGCCGCTCCTCTGACTGCACTGGGAGCCTGGGTTGCTGTGCCAGAGGTTGGGTCTGTTAGCTCCCACCAGTCAGAGTTGAATTGACCGATGCACGGGTCGTACATCTCGATCCGGGTCTCCCTCAGGTAGTCGCCCATACTGGTGATGCGGGCAACTCTTCTCGCAGCACTATCTTCGAACCTGGTGAAGTTCCGCCCAACGGCATCACCAGATTGGATTTCAATATTGTCGTTGGAGTCTAGGGTTACCAACGTGTTGCTAATAACTCTAGCGTTAGCATCACCGTCTAAGGTTGCTGACCCATTGTTAGAGTCGATGTCGATGCTGCCGGCCGTGGACGTGATGTTGACCGCGTCTGTGCTGGTAATCGTGGTGATGTCTGCAGCAGAAAGGGTTATGTCCCCGTTAGCAGCACCCACAGCGGTCAGGATGATGGAGCCATCTGCTGTATCAACCGAGAAGTTGCCTGTGCCGGCTAGGTTCAGGTCTATATCGTCTGCTGAATTCACCTGGAACACAGGCGTGGAACCAGCAGTAGTAAACGTCATGGAACCCACGCCACCCGTAGTGTCGATGGTCATGATTCCAGCGTTGAGGTCCAGGGCTGAGGTACCTCCTGCTGTAACGGCTACCCCAGTGGTACCAGCAATGATGGTGTTCAGAGTCGAGCTGATATCCATCTGCCCGTTGGCGCCGTTCGCGTCCAGTTTCACGATACCGTCGGTGGTCTGAATCCAGAGTAGAGCAGCGGCCCCGTTGGTTTGGATGTTCATCGTACCCGGAGCACCGCCAGCAGTGGTGTTCAGGGTCATCTGGTCGCCAGAGGTGATGTTCGTCGTAGACGCCGAATCTATATCTACCGTGCCTGTAGCCCCTAGTGCGTTGAGGTCGATGGTGCCGTTGACCGTGTCTACTGTGATATTTCCGGTGCCACCAGCATCTATATCGATGTCGTCTGCGGAGTTGATTGTGAGTACTGGCGCTGTCCCCAGGGTATTTATGTTCATGGCCCCTGTGCCAGAGCCTGCGTTCACCGTCTCAATGACGATGGTTCCGCGAGAGGTCAGGTCAGCCGCGTTACCCGCGCCGCTGGTGCACCGTATCCTGATATTCCCGTTTTGCGGGATGAGGTCGATGTTACCTCCGGTAGCGGGCTCGACGAATACCCGGGAGCCGTTCGAGGACTTGAGGGTCAACTCGCCTCCAGCGTCTACGTCGATATCTCCGGTCTCCGTGAACATCTTGATTTCGCCTGCGACTGCGGCTGGCTGGGAAGCGGTGTCTCCCGCGTACAGGATTACTGCACCCTCGGCACCGTTGGTGGTGAAGGAGGACCGGACAACAACGTCACCTGCTGTGGAGCCTGTAGCGTTGTTCACTAGGGATTCGAGGTATACGTCGCCGCTAACGTACCCGCCTCCGCCGCCAGTTACAGCCTGGAGGTTTCCGAACCGAGCGTCTCCCCAGCTAGTCAGGGTAGTGGCTGCGTTGTTCGTAACCGTGGACCTCATGTCGGTGTCACCAACCGTAAGTGCACCAGCGGCAGCCGCGACCGCGTGGCCTACGGTCATGTCCCCAGCGTTCAGGCCGGTAGAGTCGTCTTCCGCTTGGACGGTTACGTTGTTCTCGCCCGTGATGCTGATGTTGCCAGCTGTACCGCCGTTAGCATCTAGGGTGATACCTCCGTCTACCGTGGCTAGGTCGATTCCAGATGTCGTACCCGATGTAGCTAGGCCTAGAGTCCGCGCGTTACCACCAGCCGTGATTGTAAGGTCAGCATCGGTAGTGAGAAGAGTTGCGGCCGAGCCTACTGCATCAGCTCTCATCGTTAGGGTTCCGGTGTTGGAATCGATGAGTACGTTGCCAGCCGTATTGTTGACAATGTTTATGCCGTTGTTGGCTGTGACGTTGAACTGGCCTGTTGCCGTATTGACGATGTTTACGTCGGTCGTGATGTTACACGTGCCACCAGCGCCCAAGGTGTTGGCGTTGATGTTGATGTTACCGTCTGTTGTGGTGACAGCTACGGGGCTACCGGTTCCAGTAGTAGACGCTGTAAGGGTCCTCGCGTTACCACCAGCAGTAACGGTTACGGCACCGTCCGTCGTGGATACCGTGTTGGAACTCGCGGCTCCGGTGGTAGTGAGCAAGGATGTAACACCAGCACCGCCTGCAGTGATTGCTACGTTGCCGTTGAACGTTCTGGCTGTGACGTTTCCGGGTGCAGCGCCAACGCCAGCATCAATCAGGATGTCCGAAGTGATAGTCCGGAGCTGAATAGGGGCGCCAGCACTGTTGGTAGTGATGGTAGCCTGACCGGAGGTAGACACGGTTAGCGTGCCACCAGTCGTGGTGTTCATCAGGATAGAGCCACCCTGGCCACCAGCTGTCGTGCCCCCATCAATGTCGATGCTGCCCCCGTCGGCCGTACCTGCCGTAGCGTTGCCGCCCTGGACTTTTACGAGGCCGCCTACTGAAGATGTGGAGTCTCCACCTATAGCGAGAATGGCCCCGCCAGCCTGGCCGTTAGGGTTGTCTGCTCCCAGTATGGATACGTTCCCAGAGTCAGAAGCAGCGTTCGAGCCGTCGCCTGCACCTGAAGAAATGGTGACATTTCCGCCCCTGGCACCTGGGCCCGTAAGGTCTAGACCAGCGTCGCCCGCAGATATCGTGATATCGGAACCAGCGCCCGAGGCAGTCAGGTTGTTCCCGTCGCCGCCCTGTCCGCCAAGTACGAATATCGCCCCGCCTGCCCCGCCTGGACCTACGAGGCTGACTCCGATGTCCCCGCCGTCCCCGCTAGTTGCGATGATTGGTCCACCGGCACCGGGTATGTTGCCTGCTGTGCCTGGGGCTCCGATGCCCGTACCAGCAGAGAACGTTCCGCCTGTAGCATTCTCTGTAGCGTTACCAGTAGTGAAGGAGATGTTGCCGCCGGAGGAACCAGAAGCAGAAGAGTTCCCTGTGATGTGGCTGAAGTCTGCCGCGGTGGTGTCTGCAGGGGTGATAAACGTGAAGTCCTGGGTAGCCCGCAGTTCGTCGGCTCCCATGGTGGCGTTGCCGCCCGAATCCGTAATCTGGATTGCCGTGTTACCTGCCAGAACGTTGAGTTCGAGGTTCAGCGAGCCGTTGGCGGAGGTGTCGATGTCCACCAGGGCAGCGCCGATGGCACCGACCGAATCGTTGATATCTACTGAGACACCTACAGCGTTGGCAATCGTGTTACCCGCAGTATAGGCCTGCTGCAGAGTGTTGCCGCCGCCAGCGACAGCCAGGGCTACCCAGGTAGCAGGTGGACCGCCTGCGTTGGTGCAGATGTACAGCAGGTTACCAACGGTGTCGTAGGCGGTATCCCCCACCTCCAGGCCGTCCTGTAGAGCAGCTACGCCCGGGAAGGCTCCTGCTCCTGCAAACTGACCCCAGTGGTTGTGATTGTTGGTCGGTGACTTGGTTGCCATTTCTATTACCTGTCAATGTTGTGGGCCACGTCGTTGCCGGCACCGAGGTCTTCTACTGGGGCTGCTTGAGTGATGGTGTTGAATACGTTGCCTGTAGCTACGTTGTCGTCGTCTCCAGCTGCGGAGAACTTGATGGCCCGGTCCCAGTCAGAGATGAAGTTGCCATTGATGGAGCACCCCACGCATCCGTTGACTAGCTCCACGGCTTCTAGTCCTACTCCGATGCCGCCCTCACCCTGAATGTAGTTCCCCTGGATGATGGCAAAATCAATGTTGTTCAGGACTACCCCGCGCATCGTCGCCAAGTTCTGTTGCACGTTGATGTCGCTATTGAACAGGCCGAACCGGTTCTGAGTAGTCTGGGCTCGGACGCCTTCTCTTAGATTTCTGAAGATGGTTCCCCTGATGAGGAGCCCAGTCTGGACGACGCTGACACCGATGTCCCCACCGCGCAGTTCACAGTCTACGATGATGACCTGAGAGTTCGGGCCTGTGGCAGTTACCATGATGAAGTCGGTACCGGGCACCAGAGTATCGAACGACGGGGCCTGTCGGCTGGTAGCTGTATTCGAAGTGCAGTTCATCAGGTATGCAGGGCTATTGGGGCACGAGAAGTCGTACACAGACCTAAGAGCTGTCTCGCCTACGTCGGTGGCGTCCCACCCCAGTGCCCCTATGAACTCGACCTGGACCCGGATACACCGAGTTGCGTTGGCCATGGTTATTACTGCCGTGGCTCCAGCAGGAGGGCCGGCTGTTGGCCTAGCTACCTCAATCCCGACGTCCATCACAGTGGCCTCGGAGTTCAGCCCCAGTGCCCCCATGTTGCCGGTTGACTTGGTCCTGATGAACGTCTGCTGAGTCCCGGCCCCACGGAGGGTTGTGCTGTTGGGAACCACCAACGGAGACGTAGCTGCCCCTGCACCAAGGTCGTAAGTCCCCGGCCTGACCCAAACGTCCAAGTTGGCTCCGGCTGTAGCTAGGGCAGCCTGTAGCTGAACACCGTCCCCTACATCTAGGAAGTCGCAGTCTGTGCCTAATACGTCACCTACCACGGAGTTCCCGACGACAATAGCCGGGGTCAGCCCTTGAGCCGCGCCGCCACCGCCGCCACCGCCACCTGTTAAACTAGAACGTCGGGACATTTATTACCTACCTTACCGGTCCGCTTGAACGCCAAAAACGGAGGACACCAACTAACGGAGAGATGTGATTAATCCAGACACCTTCTGCTGCCGCTCCCGTTCCGTCTCCAAACTTGAGCATCTTGAGGTCGAAGTGCCGTTCTTCCCCTGCGCCCATGCGAATGCAACCAGCATTAAGTAGAGGCAGAGGCACGGGGTCCCCACCCAAGGACAACGTCAGGTTACTGATGACAGTAGCAGTACGCGTGAAGCTGATGTAGACGTCCTCTGATTCCGCCTGGATAGTTATCCATTGGTTTGAGAACTCAGCGGGCAACAGCATGGACTGAGCAGCCGCAGCCGAAGCCCTCACGTATGTTTCGATTGGAGGCGTAATAGATGCCTCTGAGTTGAGTAATGTATTTCCCGACATCGTTCCTATCTCCTAAAGTTTCTCGCCGTTGGTCCAGAATACACCGGATATCTCGGCCATAGTTATATCTACTGCACCCGGAGGGGCGGCACCTGCGGAGTCCATCTCTAGTCTCCAGTAGACAGTGTCCGACTCATAGTAGCCGGATATGTCGTACAGCCCAAAGTTGATTTCCTGTATCCTAGTCAGGTCGGTACTCAGGACTGGGACAGTAGCCGAGAGGGTGGCCACCTTGGATGTGATGACCTCGGTTTGGGCTATGGTCCTAGTTATCGGGGTAGTCCCTCCTGTCGGGTCTGCCTCCATTACATTCACGCTCTCGATGGGGAGTACCGAGAGAATCCAAGTCGTATTCCCTGGAGCCCCGGGTGCGGTAGCTGGGAGCATGTGGAAGTCGAAAGTCAGCGGGAACGAGGTGTCTAGACCCCGAGGGATATCGAACTGGCCGTATATGGCATCGCCCGAACCGTTCAGTCTAGAGTTCTTCATGATGTGGGCCCAGCCAGTCGGGACTCCGCCGGAGCCAATGGTTGGGTTAGCGTCGGCTACTGCTCCAGATTCCCCGAAGACGTTGCCTGTGGACTGGATGGTCCTCTTGAACCTAGCGTTGCCGAAGTACTCTTGGGTCCCGTCCGCGTTGAGTTCGGTCCTAGATGAGTGGAGCTTGAACTGCTGGAATACAGGGGCCGTAGTCAGAATGTTCTGGTTCCGTAGTCTTGACCAGTAACCCGTGGTCCCGTTGATGTTCTTCGTAGCCCAGGCTGCGTTAGAGTCTACTCCGTACCTGATCTGTTCTGATGTATTGGTCCGGATTAGGACTTCGTTGGCGTAACGGTGGAATAAGTCTGAGTGGGTGGATAGTACGCCGAATGGAGTCCAGGCTGCCCCGTCCCAGAGTTCCCAAACGAAATCTCCGCCGATGTTCGCCGCTACGGTCTGGAGCACCTTGAGGCCCCAATGTTTTTTCAGGCCTACGATGTCTTGGAGGGTTGTGCAGAATAGGATGGAGTGGTTGGCCCCGAGCCCCTGGAAGGAAAGGGTCGAACCCGTAGGGCTAGAGGCCGCAGCTGACTCGTCTACGAACCCGGCACCGTCGCCGACGCCAGCAGTCCCATCGGTTGTCAGGACGACCATCTCTCGAGTGTAGGAGTCCCCCTCTCCGAACACAGCCTCCGTGCCCTTCTCTGGGCTTCCGACGTGGAGCTCCGACTGGCACTTGAAAGCTTGGTCCTCGGCAAATTCATCCTGGTAGTTGGCTATGATAGTTGCGCCGGTCTTCCAGGCAGTAGGAGCTGAAATCATCGACTCTTGGTACGAGCATCCGACGGCGTGGTAAGTACCTGAGACAAGCACAGGGTCTACCAGGATGTCGTTGGTTACCGAGTTGTCGATGTGTACGGCGGACAAGTGGACGATTGCACTGTTGTCGATGATGCTGATGCCGTTGGTGCAACCCTCGATCGTAGCGTCTGAGACTGTAAGCTGACCCGGGCCGCACTCAAAGCCGTTGGTGATGGTACCTGTTACTGGGCCAATCTGAACTGAGTGCGCATGGACCGAGCCAGAGTTGTTCACGAGGACTGCAGAGCCGATAGTTCCCACAGCTACGAACAGGCCATCGATAATCAGGAGCCCGCCGCCGACGACTGTAGCCATTACGTTGTCGCAGGTTCCGGACATGTACTGGATATCTCGGCAGGCTAGTGTCCCGGCTCCGAGGTTAGCGATGCCGGTACCCAGGACCCCGGTTCCGATGAGTCTACAATCAGTGACCGTCGCCGAAGCAGCGGAGGTGACAATGCCACCGGCAGCGTCGTTAGGGAGGGTTACCGAAAATCCACGTATGGTTGAGTTTAGGGACAGGGTGACCCGGGTTCCGCCTGGCGCAGCACCTGTGATGGATGCCCACGCATCAGATTCCAGGTTGACCGAGGCAGGGACTGTCACCGACTCAGGGTAAGTCCCGGGACCGACCTTTACCGTATCTCCTCCGGCTGCTGCTGCGAGTGCACCCGCAATAGTGGCGAAGGTAGTCCTTGCTGCTGGTTGGAGGAGCACGACGCCTACTACACCGCCGTTAGTTATACCCGCTGCGGCTCCGGCACCACCGGCACCGATGTTTCCTCGTCTGCTCATGTCAGAGTCCCTCCTCGACGGACTGAGATTGTGTAAGTGTAGCCGATGCGAGGCCTAAGGGCCTAGAGGCTGGACGTGGGCCAGTTATCCCTGAGGCCTGAGCTTGCTGCTCAGTCTGCGCAGCCGTGGACTGCATAGCTTGTACGAACTGGCCTGAGAGTGTTGGGTCGATATCCAGGCCGAACGCCTGCCCGAGCTGGATTCTACTTTGGTACGAAACTGTCCCGCCGGCACTGGCAACCTCAGTTAGGACCTCCATTGCCTGCATTCTCATCTCGTTGTGCATCGACGGTAGGACTGACCTCACGGCCTCCATCCCGGACGCATTGGGGATTCCGGATGCGATGTCCTCGTATACTGATACGGGGTCTTCTAGCGCTGCCACCTTGTCAGTGAACTCGTCCATGTCTGTAGCTGACGGGGGAACCATTACCTGGTTAGGAAACAGCGGGTCCATGACTACAGGGGGGAGCACCCCGGCAAGATAGAACAAGCTACCCACTGCCACCTCCTGAGAATACTGCGAAACGCTCTCGTCCAGTAGGTCCAGGCTCTCTGTCGTCGCACCGAGCCTGTTGATGAGAAGCTCAGGGTTAGCACTTAGTTCCATGATTTCGTCGGCGAGCTCCACGAAGGCCTCTTGCCTCGTAGCTGGGTTGCGGAGCGCGGCGACTAGAGGGGTCGCTGTTGCTGTAACTGACGGTCTGCCGAGTCTACCTAGCGAGCGCTCTCCAGATTCGATAGACTTCTTGAGGGCTAGGGAGGCTTTCTCCATCCTACCGCCGACCCTCCTCAGGACCTTCTCCCACTCCAGAATCTTCTCCCAGGTTTTAGCTGGGTTAGCTGCGAACTTAAGTGCAGTAACGGCAGCCCCACCTGCTAGGCCGCCCAACCCGCCTCCAGCCATGTTACCAACCACAGCCCCAAGTGCCGGGGATACGTTCCTGGCCAGGATTTGAGGTAGACTTGTGGCCTCAGCCTCAGCCTTCACTGCACGGTTGAACTGAGCCCTGCGGTTAATGTCCAGGGCATGCCTCTCTATAGACTGGGTCAGCCCCTCGGTAGCCTTACCTAGGCTGGTCGGTATCCCTAGATTGCTTGCGTCCGCTGAATGGTCCTCGAGATTCTTCGTTATCTCTCTTAGCCTGTCCACGGTGATGTCGCCGCGAGGTTCCTCGAAGTCCTTGAATGCATCCCTGAGCCGACCAGATGTGACTACTGGACCAGACTCTGTCCCGCCGATATCCGAAGATGCCTTTAGTATCCCGACTTCCGTGTCAAGTACGGCGTTTCTCTTGGAGAAGATGGTGCCAGCTCTTCCGAATGCATTCTCGTCGCCAAGTGCGGCGTTGAGGAGGGTCCGCTGCTCGTGTAGGAAACCGGATGCGTCGCTCTCTTTTGCTGCAGCAACTCCCAAGTCGTCGCTTAGGCCAACAAGCTGCCTGTGCATCTGGGCCGGGGTCCCACCTCTTATGGCCGCAGCCCTGCCTTCGACTACACCCAGGGTCTTCCCCAGCAAATCGCTCGATCCCTTGAACGCATTGTTATCTAGGGCCTGGGTCACCGCTACACGGATTCTCTGCGCTGCGTTGTCAGATGCGGCAGCGACCACTTCCCTTGGTACGTCCCCGAGGGCTTTGGCGAACTGGGGGGCTAGGCTGTCGTAGTCCCGCACGGTCCTGGCGTAGCTCGAGAACTCGTCTGTGGCGGCCTTGATATTCGTAGCTATATCGTCAGCGGCCCGCACCATACTTTCCGGGCTTCTGATGAGGCTGGCCCTTGTGTTGGTATCCATCATGCGAAGTTGAGGAGCGTCCGGGCTTCTAAGCAGGGTCTCGCCCAGTTCGGTTGGGGTCTGCCGAACAATGCTCTGTTCAGCTGCATCAATCCTAGAGCCAGATACCAACCTGGTCCCCGGTGTCATGGACATGCGGTTCACCAAGGCTCGGCCCCCAGTGACAACCCCCTGCAGGCCCAGGCCTAGGACCATGCCCATGCCAGCATCGGAGAACACCCTCTCAGCCGTCAGCTCTGTATTAGTGATTTGAGAGACAGCGTGGTTCATGGCTGCAGAGGCTACGATACCCTCCGTGGCTTCCCTGCCGATGACTCCAGCTACCCTCGAACCGCGCTCGCTCAAGCCTAAAGTCCTAGAAATCTGTCCCGCGAAGAACCGCTCCGCGCTGGGGGCAATGGTTCGCGCTAACCCAGCTGGACCCGCTGCCCTGAACGCCTGGCGCAATAGCCCGCCTTGCCCACCTGGCAAGAGGAGTGGGCCGAATACCCCCGCGGTCATTCCTATCCTGGTAAACCCTGGAACGTTCTCCGCTACCATCCCGGATGTCCGTCTTGTTCCAGGCCTGATGGCTTCCTGAGCAGCGCCAGAGAGACCAAAGCTTAGGGTATTGGCGGCAGCGTTGAAGAGAGCCGTGCCCCTGTAGTTGTTTGCTAGAACTCTTCGGGTCGACTCCTTGTCGTCTCTAGCGAATATTTGGCCCGCCAAGGGCTGTATCTCCGCGTTCCCAGTAAGTATCCTGAGGCTCCTGTTGCCCTGTTGAGCCAAGTCACGAATGTTGGCGATATCGCCTGCTCTTACTACATCGTGCTGCATGTTCCCGTCGTCGCCGGTGTAGACAATCTCTATCGGCTGGTCGGGGTCCTTCGGTGCTTGGCCCATCTGGAACAGGCGCTGCTCGAATTCCCCATCATTGCCTAGGTCGACAACTTCCTCGTCGCCGTCTGCGTTTATGACAATGTATGTGGGGTCTGGCATCAGGGTGCAATCCTTGCCCGGCTGTTACGGACCGCGTTCTGTAGGCCCAGTCTACGTGTTGGAACCCCTCCTCTGGACTGAATCAGAGAAGCCGCTTCCCTACCTATTAGGTTGGAGGTTGCCCTCAGGGATGCTGCAGCGTCGTCTCTCATATCGAAGCTGTTGATATTAGGCACCAGAGACTCGACTAGTTCCAGGTCGGGGCCGTTCAGCGCTCCCAGACCTAGGCCTCTGGCCAGGAGGATCTGGTTGAATCGGGTAAACGATATGTTCTCACCGCCAGATATGCCCAGGCTCTCGAAGAAGTCCTCGCTTTCGGTCCTCGCGGCAAGCCTTTGCAGCGATTCCATGATGTCCTTGATTTGGGCAACCTTAGTTTTCATCTCCTCAAAGGCTCGCTTGCTTGCCGGAGATGAGTTGACCACCGCCATAGCTTCTTCGTTAAATCGATGGTTGAGGACAGTCTGCGCCCTATTTGAAAGTGCTATCGCTTGTTCTGGCCTAGTCAGGAAGTCGGGGACTCTGCGGAAATCATGGAATACGTAGACATCTTCTCCGGCTGTGTTCGTCGCCGTAGAGTTCGGCCCAGGGGTCCAAGTTCTTTGGACACTCATGTTATCTTCGTTCATGGACAGGAGACGGGTGAGGTGGATGTTGTTCGGGGGCAGGGGCCTCCCCTGGCTGTCCCGGCTCACGGATACGTCACTCAAATGCCGGCGAACCCTCGAACCCTCGAACCCGGCGACGCTGTCCCTCGGGCTGTATGACTGAACCTGGTCGCTTCCTACAGCTGTAGTTCTGGCTGGTCGCTGCCTCTCTTCCTGAGTCTGGGGCTGTCCTGTCGTTGTGCCAGTTCCACCGCCCCTTCTTGCTCTTCTGGGCTGGGCTGCCGCCGCTTCTACGCCCGCTTGCTCCAGCGCTCCTGGGCCTTCACGAGACACCAGCCTCCTTAGGGCCATCTCCGCGTCTAGGTTCCTCTGGGAGACTTGTCTCACGCTACTAATCGTCTCTGAGATATGGACTGCGCCTGTAGCCCGAGCTGCCTCGATTCGTGCCTGGTTTTGAGCTTGGCGCATCTGAGTCTGCATTATCTCCCAAGCCTGCCTCTCGGCATCGGATGAGGAACGCAGTTTGCGTGCTTCGATGTCCTCCAAGGCTCTCTGCCGATGCATGTCAGTCAGCATGGCTCTAGCCTTGGTCTCGTCCCCGGTAATGCGAATCAGGTCGCCAAGGATGTTTCTGGCAGTCGTGACTCCAGCCCTAGCGTTGATGATGTTAGCCTTCTGTGCGTCGATGTCTCTGGCTATAGCGTTATCGATAATACTAAGGGCCGCGTTCGAGCCAACACCCGTCAGGCCTCTGCCAAACTCACCAAGTGCTACAGCTATGGACGCACCAATCCTGGCCCCGGAACCTCGGCTCGAGAAGAACCGGTTAGGGTCAATCTCTCTGGCTGAGACTTCTCTATTTAGTGCCTGGACCTCTTCCCAGTACCCCCGCATCTTCTGGAAGCTCTCGTCCACAATGCCCTGCATGATCTGCTCGTCTTCAAGCATTGCCCTTGCGGTGTCAGCGTGGACAGCGGATAGCTGAGCGTCCCTAGTTGCGAGGTTGTTTACCAGGTCGTCCTTCTGTTGGATTGCCAGCTCGGCCAAGGTCGACCTCTCAGCCTCTAGCTCCGGCGGGACATGGCCAGAGATGAACTCTTCCATGGTCACCGTAGTTGTCATCCGAGGACCGCCCGCGCCTCCTCTGCGCCCAGGTCCTGCTTCCGGAGCCCCCAAGTCGAACGGGAGGTTAGGGAAGTTAGGGTCTACGATTCCCACGCCTCCAGGGTCAACGCTAAAGGTGGCAGCATCAGCATCTCCACCAACACCTAGTAGAGCGTTAATGTCGGCCGTCTCGTCTTTCTGGCGCTGCTCGTTGGTGACGTTCGAAGATGGCCCAGAAGCTGTGGCGGGCCGCTGCCTGCCCCTAACCGCTCCTCCCTGGGACTCTGGCCTAGAAGGGACGATTCCTGGGTCGAACGTACGGAAGTCGGTGACGATGCCATCGGCTGGTGCAGGCGTGGCTCCGGCGGGTATCTCGTCTTCGTTGGTTGCGAGTAGGGGTTGCTCGGGTGGAGCGAATACGTCCTGAGCCTGCAACCCGGGACCAGGCTGCGCGAACCCTCCGGAGACGTCTCCAGCTCCGACAAGCCCTCCGGGTGTCCCGCGTACATCCTCTGCGCTAATCCCAGCCTCTTCGCTTAGGGCTATAGTCCGGGCCGTATCGCTTACCAACTGGTCCTGCGAGGCCCCCAGGTTCCCCTGTAAGGCTTGCGCGGTAGCTGTGGGTATAACGAACCTCTGGCCGTCCTCGGACTCGACTACGGTGGTCTCCTGGCCCTCTATGACGGGCCCTGGGCCGACTTCGTTGGGTCCCGGCATTAGGATTCTCCTCGGCTGGACCTCTGCACCAGGCGCTGAATCTCTTCGTCGCTGAAGCCTAGGTCCGAGAGGATGGTCTTAGCGGCGGTGTCGAAGGCGCTGCCCGGTCTAGCTAGGAACCGAGACGCTGCCCTCAAATCTTCGAGACCTTCTGCGTCCAGGTTCTTGGCCCGAGCTAGTTGGGCCACTGGGTCGCGTCTTTCGGCTGCAGGCTCGTCGATTCTGCGCGTCAGCCCCTCGGACTGCTGCAATGCCTGTCGAATCTGCTGCTCGACCTGCTGGACTCTGATGCTAGCCCTCTGGGGCGCCGCGGCTTGTGGTTGGACAGGGGCCTGCCTAGCCACGGTTTGGCTTAGGGGCTGGTCTAACGGCTGCCCTTCTTGGGCTGGCTGGGTAGGTACGGCCTGGGGCTGAGTCTGGAGCTGTTGGGCCGGGACCGCTGGGGGCTGGACCTGGGGAATCACTGCAGCTGAGACTGGGGGAGACTGCGGAGAAGCCTGGGCCGGAGCCGCCTGCTCAACTGGAGCAACGGGGGCTCCCGTGGGGGCATTAGTTGCTGCCGGTTGGGCTGCTGGTTGCTGGGTTGGGACCCCTCCCCCCAATTGCCCTGGAGGCCTGTTCAGGAACTGGTTTCCCTCGGTCAGGCCGGTGTCACGGCTCAGTGAGCTGCTGATTGCATTGCTGAGCTGTTGGTCCTGCTCAGATAAGGCCCCCGTGGTTGAGTCGGCCGCATCAGAACTTGCGGTAGACTGTGCAATCCCAGCTCCGACGGCCGATGCCCCTGCTCCAATGATTCTCTGCGTATTCTGCAGTTGTTGCTCGGCTAGCTGGAGTCGGCCTAGCTGAGCCTGCTGAGCTGCTGCAATCCTACTCGGACCAGCTGCTGCCACCGCTCCCTGAGCCTGCCTTGCCGCTAGAGAAGGAGAAACTCCTGCCCTGGCCCCAATAGCTTGGGCTGCTGAAAGGTCTGCCTCTCTCTGCTGCTGCAGGAGCTGCCGGGTGTCCTTCTTTGCGCGTGCCTCCGCTCCCTGCCTCGCAAAGTGAGACCCTACGGCTGTCCCAACCGCGACTAGCCCTGAAATAATTGCACCTATTGGCATGATTCCCTCATCTCTTGGCTCCCGCTTCGTTGAGCTTGTGAAGCCCTTCTTTCATACCAACCTCCAGGCCAATCCCGGTAAGGACGAGTCCTGAGCCGTTGGTCGGTGGTGACCCTGGAGCAATGACGACCTCTTCGACCGTCATCCTCATAGATTGTGATTTCTGCCTACCCACGTGGACCGAGAGCTGCATCGGGTCCCCGAATGTCGGGAGACCGGAGAGGAACCCTAAGGCCTGGACCTCCGCCTCCGTCCAATCGGAAACCTGGGCCCCGGTCGTATCCTGATACTCAAACTCTAGAGTAACCCGCACGTCGCCAGTTGAGTGGCGACCTAAAGTATACGCTCGCCAAATCCTCTGGAAACCCTGGAGCCCTGCCAGCTTCAACCAGGCAGTCCTAGCAAAAGTAGGGATATGGTTGGTCAAGTCCGTGGGGAGACCTTCTGATTCCGACGCGACGTCGAACGGGCTATCCAGGATAACAGAGTATAGATTGTCATGGCTGCACGCCGAGCGGGTTTGTCCCATGCTGGTAGTGCTCGGGTCAAAGAAGATTGACCAAGCTCCGTGGTAGTAGTCGTAGGTCAGGGTCACGTTGGTAAGGGCGCCCTGCATCCCGAACCTAACCTGATTCTGCTTATCCAAGAGCACAGCAGAGTTGATTAGGATATCCTGGCCAGCCACAGCATTAGCGAAGAAGTCCTCGACTGGAGCGCCGATGTAGTTGACGTTCAAGCCTCGGTCGATGTTGTAGATGCCCTTCTCAGATTGGAACATCACTCCGAACGGCCCCGAGATAACTGAGCTGCGGCTGACACAGCCAACATCGCCAGAGATTAGCTTGGGCCCCACCAGCGACTGCCCGGCTCCAGCGTCGTTCGGCCCAGCCCCCGCAATGTAGAAGATTGAAGATGATGTGAAGACGAGGACCTTATCGTCCAGGGCTCCCAGAGCTGTGATGGTCTCGGAATCTGTTTGGACCGATATCTCGAACGCACCAGTGAACTCAGGGGGGAGAGCTGGGGAGCTTATTTTGGAGAACCATACCGATGTTCCCGTTTCAGCAGAGGCTACCCAAACCCTACCGTTGACCGTAGCTACGTCGATAGCAGCTGGAGGTTGGAGGTTTCCCAGGATGCCGCCTGTCGTGTACAGGATTGGATTATCGGTGAGGAGACTAACGGCTGGCGCTCCGACAAACGTGGGGAAGTCGACCTGTAGGGACACCCTTCCAGGGACAGCACTTATAGCGTCAGGCCCGAAGGCCGGCTCCCTCAGCGTGTAATAGTGGATAGCCCCGTCTGCGGCCGTCATGTAGAGCTCTATGAACAGGGACTTCACATCTGGATTGAATGCAGTGGGGAGGGAAGGGTGCAGGGCTATGAATGTGATGTCTGAGACGGCGCCGCCAGTTGTGTCGATTACCCTGGGCCTGCTAGGGGCGCTCCTGTGCTCGTTGCCGTGGCTATCGATGAAGACGAAGACAGCTATGCCCTCGTATCTCCCGGGCGTAACGCCAACTCCGCCTACAATGTTGAACTCGATTATTTCAGGAGCAGTGTGGGGGATAATCTCGCTCCACACATCCCCGTCGAACTGACCTGCCACCGCACCGCTCGATACAGTCAGACCAGATGACTGGAGCATCTTAGAGGGGAGAAGAGGCTGCCACTGCATGTCGTAGGAGACTATGCCGTCCGTGTGGTCGTCTAGGTAAATGTCGTCCCCGTGCCTGTCGGAATACTTGATTGAGTATATCCTGTTGAACACCCAGTTGATGTTATCTGTGCTGGATACCCTCGGAGGGCTAAACTGGAAGTTGTCGGGGCAGTTGAGCGTGTCGACCCAGTTATCTACGAGGCTTAGCCTGTCCTGCTGGAACCTGGCCACAGGCTTCAGGTAGTTAGTAGTGGTTGCCCCGACAGTCCTGGTGTAAGGCATCACGAAGACTGCGGCTGGAGTCTCGTGGTCCACACTGACAGCTCTGTTTACCAGCGAGCCAGAGCGGTTTGTCCTCAGGCCAAACACAGCACCGTAGTCGTCCGGCTGGAATGCCTTGGTTGCGAGGTACGCGTTGTGCCAAAGGCCTACTGTGCCAGCTACCAAGACACCAGCGGTTGTAAGGTCTGCCCACTGGGTTTGAGCGTAGAACCTGTCTTCTCCTGTGGGGAAAAGGAAGTCCTCCTCTAGTCCAGAGCTGGCGATGAGCATGGTGCCAGTAACACCGCGAGTGGTTATCGTGATGTACGAAGCACCCTCGTAGACCAGAGCAGTATTGAGCCAGTTGTAGATAGGGCTTGGACCAGTTGTTACAGCCAGAGTCGTCTCGTTTACAGTGAAGGTCCAGACCTGGTCGTCTGCAGCAGCTGGGTCTTTCGATACACCACAGCAGTACTCGTTAGTGATGCTGTTGTGGAAGATTGTCCTGCCCTGGGTTCCCTCGTGATGAGCAGCCAGAGCAAGGTTGGATGCTGTGATAGCTGGCACCGCATCGAAGAGATGCAAATCAGTCAGTGCCCCTGAGCCGCCGGGAGACCTGATGGCTATGATTCCGCCGGTCGAGTCCGTATTGGTGGAGTCAGCATCGAAAGCAAAGACCGCGTTCAGGAGTACAAACGTAGCGCTGACCGTGAACGGGTTCGTGGTGGTGTTGATTGAAAGAGCTGTTACGTTGTTCGTAGTGGTGTTCAAGGAGATTAGTACGAATGTTCTAGTGTTCAGAACCAGCACCTGAGGCATGCGGCCCATACCAGTAACAACGGTTGGCGGGATTACAGGCTGCCCCGTGCTCCTCTCGTAAACTGCATACCAGGTGTCCTCGCCGAAGGCAGTTGGGTCCGGAGTATCGGTCCACGCCACCATCTCGTACTCAGGTGTTACGTTGGAGTCGCACCTGGTAGGTGTAGAATTAGCGGCGATGTGCCTTCTGACACTGAGGTCGACGGGGACTAGTCCGCCGTTGCCATTGCTAGAGTGGTTCCTCCACCGGCCCTCGTCTTCAATCAGACTCTGGACGCTATCTTGGTTAGTTACCCTAAGCTGTCCGCCATGATCGAAGATGGTGTGCGCGGTTGGGTTATTAGTGAACCCTGCCGTGACCTCAGCAGCGTAGCCGTTTCTCTTGCTGAGACTTCCGGTCTTATCGTACTGCATTTCTCGCACAAGAGAGAGAACTGGAGACTCCACCAGATGCTCGTCTAGCTTCGTATCCATGCCGCCCTCTAGGGAGACTTGGACCACGTTCTTAAGCAGCGGTACTCTTGTGGATTGTTTTGGCACTAAAAAACCCAGAAATTAGCGTTTACCGTTCCGCCGGCTACTGTGATTCGCACAAACTTCTCTGGGTCCACGGCACTCTCTTGGATTATGATTGTGGCGCCCCCGTTGTCGTTCCCGATAACCGTTCCGCCAATAGACCGTCTACCAAGTTTATGGGGGACCTCGTGCGTTCCGGCGGCCAAGTTCAGACCTGTGAGAGCGGAGCCCCTGCCGATATCTGACTGCTGCGGGATGGCCTCTTCAACGTTATCTTGGATGCGGTTCGCAGCCTCGTTATCCGTCTGGATGCGTACGTATTTCGAATTAGCCAAAATGACCGAACCTTCTGCTGCCGAGACCGCCAGCGTCTGTAATCCTCTCTGGAAATCCCTGGTCTCTCGCCTGGGACATCATTTTAATTCTCTGCTCTAAGCCGTTCTTTCTCGTGAGGAGAGCAGAGATGTCGCCCTCCTCCTTCTCGATGCACTTGATGGCGGAATCGATAACTACGTACTCCTCCCAGCCGTTGAAGCCGTTCCAGACCTGAGCGTCCGTAACTAGCTGAGGAGCGTGGGGGATGTACCAAACCGTGGCCGTCAGGACTGAGCCGGGGGGCGGGTCGAACCTGATGGAAGCGTTGTACTGACCAACGAGGCCCGAGGAGACCACATTACTGACCACTGCGGGAATAGTCGCTAGGTCGGTATCTGTAACAACCCTGTTCGTGACTGTTCTCACCTCTGTGACTGTGGCTGTGGCCGGAGCACCGATGAGGGCTGCACCAGATGTAGCCGAGAACGTCAGGACCTGGCCCGGGTAGAAGGCCGATATATCCGAGGCGTTGACCAGAGAGAAGGACTCCTGGTTCGGCACCCCGATAACGATGTCGAAGAGGGCTGCAATAGTCCCCATCTCAACACCCGGGAGGGGGCCTGTCCCGAAGTCTGTGTTGGACATGCTCCCAGCATTGAAACCCAAGAGCCTGTACCTAGCTGCCTCCGCCCAAGTTGCCGTCACATGCTGGTTATCAAACCTCTCGTCGAACATGTAGGGCCGGATTGGAACGGGGGACGTGCCGCCCAAGTTCACGTCGACACCCTTCAGGATGTAGAAGTCGTTGGGTAGGTGGTAGACGTCTCGGGCCGCCTCTGTGGTGATGTCGTGTCTGGTCAGGAAGAACTCTTGCCCCGCTGCATCGAGGATGAGGTCGTACAGTTCCGAGATGGACTCGTTGATGTACCGGTCGACCTCGCCCCCCAGAGCTGTATCGACGAACGTGGTATTTTCCATGTTCGCCCTCTGGAGGGTTTCGGTCCGCAACTGAGCAAGAGTTCGTACCCTGGCCATGTATTACCTACTGACCAGCCAAGGATTCGCGAGTAACGATGGTCACGAACATTTCTTCATTAGCAGTAAGCTCGAAAGCAGCGCCAGCCTCATCGTAAACACTGAATGTGAAGGTACGCGTACCCTCGACAATCGCTGTGCACTGGCAAATCAGAGTGACACCAGCCGCTCCGAGGCCAGTAGCCTGGACACTTTGAACTCGGATTGGGGTTGCTGCGGCCACTGGTGTGTTGAGCTGAATATCGTATTCGCCAACGCCAGTTCTATCGATACCAAGCGTACCGAATGTTGCGTCCAGCGCATCGCCTTCGACCAGGGCCGGGTCAGCAGCACCAGTTCCTAGCATCCGAATATGATAATAAACTACCTGCGGGTTTACTTCCCAACTTCTATGGATTGCGTCGACTGCCATTTCAAATTCTCCTGAATAAAATTGTTGTTAGTTAGCCACACTGTTGCGCTCGACGAGCATGACGCATAACTCTTGGTCAACGTCTAGGTCGTCGGCCGCTGGGGGGTTAGCGCCGTCGTAGATTTGCACATGAACCTGACGGTTAGGCCGGTCCACTTCGATTCCAAACTGGTGAGGCTGCTCGCCGCCAACGTCCTCTAGGACCTGGCAACTGAAGCTGACATCTTGAAGCGCTCCAACACCTTCAAAAGTGAAGATATATGGAGAGTTCGCGCCACCAGCGTTGGTAACTGTGATTCCCTTACCTGCTCCGGCTACCATACCGAGGCCAGCACCACCGATTCCCTCCGCTTTGCCTGCATAAAACAGTAGGCCGGGCTGGAGAGCCCACATCTTCGACTTGTTTCTATTCGAGGGCATCTTTTTTCCTTTGTTTTAGAGGACCGGAGCCCCGAGACCATCCCGGGACCCCTTAGACCTCAGTCAGTACTAAACAGCGAGGCTAATATTCGCGTTCCAACCTGGAGCAGCGCAGCCCAACTGAGCGTAGTACCCAGTGCGAACTTCGATTGCGTCTAGGCCAGCTTCGCGGAGGAACTGCATACCGTCGGAGTCGAGCAGCTGAGGCGCGGCACCGAGGGAATACAACTTCCAAGTATCCATCTGAAGCATGAAGGCGGTTCCGACCGGGCAGTTGTGGTCAGGGATGACCAGGACCGAACCCGTGGGCGTGTGGAGGCGCATCCCCGAGAAGGAGATGTCAGCCATATCGCCGGAGCCGTTGCCACGCTCGTACTCAACGCGGGAGCCCAAGTCATTGAGCAGCTCGTTGTAGTGGAGGTGGTTGAGAAACACGTGGCTGGGGCGTCCACCCTCACGGCCGAGGCGAGTCGCGCCACCGGTCAGGGCTTCTTGCACAGTCATCGTGACACCAGCAAAACGGACACCACCGAGGCGGGTAACGTCTGCAGTCCGGTTAACACCGAAGAAGAGGCCAGCGCCAGGAGCAGCAGGAGGAAGCCAGCCGCCGAGACCCGTGAGGGAAACGTTGGCGCCACCGTTAGCTGCGTCGCCCTGCTTGTACAGGAAGTCGGTTGCAACGAGGCCCGGAATCTGAGCGTTCCAGTTACCGCCAACAACCGTCAGAGTTCCGAGGTCACGGTCGATGCCCGTAAGAACAACGGAACCGGGGTAGAGCACGCCACCTGCGGCAACCGAAGCCACGATGGTATCGCCAACCTCGAAGTTCGTCACATCAGCCGGAGTGGCCAAGGTGATGGTAAGAGCAGCGGCACCAGCGGCGTTCACAACACCGATTTGGCCTGTGCCCGTTCCGTAGATCTTCTGGGCCAAGGAGCGGCCGACACTCTGGAAGACGCCGTCGATTTCTGAGGTCACTGCCTCCATGAAAGCGCCAACATCACCCTTCGAAGCCTTTAGAACCTCGTTCTGGATAGTTGCCAGGCCGTAGTCGCGGGCTCGGGTAAGCACGAAACGGACGTACTGGCTGTTTGCGCCAGGCTTCTGGGCCAAAGCGGTGGGGAAATCCACTGAACGGGACGCCGGGGTACCGAAACGGACAGGAACCGGAAGGTTCAGACCGGTGAAGTTCTCCATTTTCGGAAGCATCGCCAAGAGGGGATGGTTCGAGTAGGACATGCTCTTGATTTCAAGAGCGGTGTAGTGTTCCTTGAGTACGCTCGCGAACGAGACTAGATCCAATGCCATTTCTTATCTCCGGTTATTCGTTGAACCTCAGGCCTTCCATCATCCGCCTGATTGATTCTTCGCGGCTTCTGGGGGCTTCGGTCCTACTGGGGGTTTGTGCTGAGTGTCGGTTCGATAGAGTCGGAGCCCTCGGAGCCGGCTGGGTGAACTTGTCCGCCCAACGCTTCCTGATGTTCTCGTCTTCCATCATCTTGTCCATCAAACCGGAGAGATATTGCTCAATCTCGCTGGCGGCCTTATCTTCGCTTAAGGACTCACCGGTCTTTTCAACGTGCTCCTGAATCCTCTGGACGACTGCTTCCTGCATGCCGAAGTTATTCGTGAGCGGGTATTCGCCGGAGGAGTCCACGTAGCTACGGATTCTGCCTCTAGCCTCTTCCAGGGCCTGCTCGTACTTGGCCCGGTCTTCACGTTCCTGTCTTTCCTGCCACATCCTCTTCATATCGGAAACTTCACCCCTGAGACCTGCTGTGGGGTCCGGCCGGTTGCCCTTCAGTACCTCCTGAGTGAGGTTCTCGAAGGTGTGGCCGTGGGTCTCTAGGGCGCGCATAGGAGCGCTTTCCATCTGCGTCCTCAGTTCATCTAACTGCTGCTTATAGTCTTCTGCAGTTTTTAGCTGGCTTGCTTGCCTTCTTACGTTAGCTTCCTGCTCCATAAGTGCTTGGAGGGCTGCTGCTGCTCTCGGCGTCATCTCAGGCTCCGGTGCTGTTACTGCCGGGGTTTCCGTTGCTTGCTCAGTCTGAGTAGTTTCGTCCATGGTTCTTACCTCTGTCACTGTAGGTTTGTCTGACCGTCCCCAGCACTAACTGCATTCGGAGCTACTCCGTTGGGCCCGGGGGCCGGAGGGGCAACGCCTGCCTGCATAGACTGGGCTTGATTTAGTTGAGCCTGCTGCTCCATTTGAGCCCTCTTGATGAACTCGTTGACGGCAACCATGAACTGACGCAAAAGTCTTAGTCGGTCCTCCTCCACGCTGTCGTTAACGGCCTTGTTGTACTCGGCCTGTATCTTCTTGAGGGCTAGCTGGTGGTCGATAAAAGGCTCAGGTGCCTCGTAGACCCCGTCGTCAATCATCTGTTCCGCGACTCTATCAATATAGTCTGAGGCTGCTCGGTCTAGGGCGACGGAGCGGTCGAGGTCTGGGTAGTCCAGGAGCCTCTTGCCCTCTTCGATATCGATGAGTCTAAGTCCGATAAGCTGCTCAATCATTGCGAGCCTGCCCGAGGGCGACTGGGGCAGAGACGAGGAGGGGAACACTTTCAGTACGTACGCGTCGCGGTCTAGGTCTACGTCCGCCCACTTCACCTCTTGTATGGTTCTCTTATCCCTCTGGGCTACAACGCTGTAGCTCGGGTCTTCTTCGTGTATCTCTCGGCCGAGGTCCACCATGCGTACTGCAATGTCCAAGAACATCTGCTCGTAGGCTTGGGATACGACGGCAAATCTCCCAGACTCTATATCGCTGAAAGCACGGAGCGCAGCCCCGGACTCCAGGCCAGCAGGCTTCTGGGAACTGGCAGATAGTTGGCTTACGCCCGCTATCTCGAAAGCCCTCTGGTACAGCCGGTCTAGGTGGGCAAAGAGTTCTCCGGGGACTGATTGGCCAGACGAGATGATAGGTGGGGTACCGGCGTAAGGGACGATGGCGCCGATTTGGTTGTTTATCTGGGACTTCTTTATCTTGCTGCCGGACTCTACGAAGATTCGAGGAATGGACACCAAGTCCATAATCTTCTTGATGGTAATGAGCAGCTTGTTGATTTCAGACTGCAGTCCCCGGAGCTCTTCTGCTACGCCGATGCCGAAGAAACCTCGTAGGTTGCTCGACCAGCGGACGAAGACGAACGGCAGGTAATCCTTCTCCCACGGCTCGTCTGCTAGAATCTTGCTCTCGATGGTTATCTGGTGTCGGCCGTCTCCTGCCCCGGGTCCCGAGGGGAGGTGCCAGCCCTCGACAACTCGCAACTGGTCTGCCGTGGAATCGTGGGCGGAGCGTTGCTCTGCTGTGCCTTCCCGCCACTGGTCCGAGGGGTTCGAGGCCGCGAGGATGGCTCCCTGGTGCTCGGGGAATAGCTCGAGGAGGACGTCACGGTTCACGAACTTGGACTGGATGATTTGCTGGGGTTCCTCGTAGAAGCCCTCCGCATAATCCACGAACAGCTCGGAGGGGAGGATGCGCTCAAACTTGATTTCTGTGCTCCCGGGGTCCCGGAACACCTTGGCTACTCCGGTCCCGAACACACAGGCATCCAGGAACACTCTGGGGGCCTTCTCAAACACCCTAGATAGGTAGAACTGGCCGTCTACGAACCTCTCGAGGAGCTTGGCTCTCCTTCTCGTGGAGTGGTTGCCTCCGGAGGTCAGGAAGGTCGGGCGGGGCCGGGAACGTGCAATTCTTGATACGATGGTATCGCAAACGCTCTTCACCACGTTCAGGGTGACCCGGTCCTCCGTCAGGAGCCTCTCGTACGTTCTGGGGCCTACTCCGCCCAATCCGCGGTTGGTGTAGAGGGCTGAGTGGAGACGGTCGTCAATCCGCCTGCCCCTGTCATTGTTCCAGATATGCTCGAAGGTATCCTTAAGAGCGCCGTCTGGAGCCCCCTCTAGCCACCAACGAAAGTCCTTCTTAGAAAGGTCTGGCATTTAACTGGTCCAATCCAATGTATCACCAATGTCCTCTTGGGAAAAGGCGACGGGTTCCGGGTTTGATACGGGCAATGTATCGGGTTTGAATACGAGTTCAACTTCACCAATCTTTGCCTGCAGAACCCCGAGTGCTTTCAAGCCCTTGGCCAGTTCTAGAATCTCTTCTGCGTTTAGTTCTTTCATAATTCCCACCATGACTTGCTGTTCTGAGCCTCTATCTTTTCTGCGAGGGCCTGTTCGTGCTCGTCAGCCTTCTTTCTCCAGAAATCGTCCGTGCCAGGCACTGGACCCTCTTCTACCGGGTCGTAATCGTGGTGGCGGCACTCCCTCCAGGCGTAGAGGAGGGCGTCCGTTAAATGGTCCGCGAAGTTACGGTCGTAGACGAACTTGCCCCGGGAGAGTCGGTTCTCGTCCCACTGCAGGAGACGTATCTCGTCTAGGAGGTCTCGGTTGCCCGTCCGGCAGACCTGGAGCTTCCCGTTCCAGAGGTCGCCGTTCATCATCTCTATGTAGGTAACCTTGTTGAGCTTCTGGGCTGCCAGGACCGGGAGGGAGAACCGGACCTTGAACTCTTCAGCGTAACCTTTACCGAAGCCCCCGGTGTCAGCGACGATGCGGCTGAAGGGGTACATCTGGAGCAGTTCCCCTACACGGTCCGCCGCAACGGAGGGGATGAGGCCCGACTCCTTGTAGGACTCGACGACGAAGGACTGGCCCAGGTTGTGGGAGTAGGCGAGGACAACGAAGGCTGTGGGGTCGTTAAAACCTAAATCAATCCCTAGGACGTACTCCCAGTCGTCAGCTGCCTCTTCCGAAAACTCCTCGACAAGGTTTACGTCTTCCTGAAACTTGAAGACGAGGGTGTTGCTGTCTCTAATCCATTTTCCACAATACTCTCGGAGATATGTCGGATGATCTTCACCCCAGCCCTTCTGAGCCTTTTTCCGTTCGAGCCAACCTGCGACGTCTGGGAGGAAGGGGTTATCCCGAAGAGTCCAACGATGGACCGACCAGCCTTCCCACCCCGCCTGTCCTGTGCTCATAGCCCAGAATGGTCCCGCGCAGGCCGAGTTCGGCGTTCCCGAGATGATGATTGGACCGTTGTAGTCTAGAGTAGCTGGCTCGAGCACGTCCTCGATAAGGTCCTTGAGAAACCATGGGAATCCCTGAGCCTCGTCTATTACTGCTACTGGGTACTTCGGTCCTCTTAGCTTCTCTATTTGCCTTTTATCGTCTGCGCCCCTGAGGATGATGCGGGAGCCGTTGGGGAGGACCACGTCCCCGGTATTTTCCTTGAACTGGAGCTTCAGCCGGAACTGTTCGTTCAGGGAGTGCAACGCCGGCCACAGGATGTTCCTCGCGTTGTCCCGGGTCAGGGTAATGAAGGGATTGAGGCTTCTTTCGTGTTTGAAGGCGGAATCTAAGAGGATGAAGGCTTCTGAGAAGGACTTTCCAGCTCGACGAGAGCAGAGCGCAATTTTGGACTTACTTTCGTCGAGCACGAACTTTTTTTGATGAGCGAACAGTATCTTGTCGGGGTCGAGGTTTCTCTTCCGCTCTATCCTCTTCTGGGCTTCCTGAAGGACTTTCCGAGCCTTCTTCTCGTCCATCTTCTTGGGTTTCGGCTTCGGGGGCATCCTCAACCTTCTCCGTCGCCGGAATCAACCAGGCCAGGTTCTGAAACGGCGTAATCACTGATTCCCCGGTCTTCGGAGACACAATCATCACCATCTGCCCCTCCACCAGCCATATCTCGAGCTCCCCCGGGACTGTTCTGAAGTAGTTGCGGGTCTTTGTCCTCGCTGGTTGGCCCAGGGTCGGGTTCGGGACCCCGTGGCGCACCATCATCTGCTGGATTCTCATCTCTCTTGCTCCAATCGCTCGGTAGGGTCTGAAACATCAGGTAGGGGTCGTAGACGAAGCCTTTAATCTTCTTTTCCTTGGCTATAGACCGCCCCTGCCTCGTTAAATGCGTTGAGATAATCATCGGAGGCTCTTCTACGGCCACCAGCTTCTCGTACAGGGCCCTAGCTATCCCGAAACCCCGGAAGGGGCCCTTTATGTACAGATAATGAATCACTAGAGCCGTATTCACGACCTCAGCGCATACCCAGCCCAATATCTGGTCCGGGTTCTCCTCGTTTACGGCCATTATCATTATCGACCGGGGAATCAGCTCCTCCAGAAGCATGTGGTGCTTCATGAAGTAGGTCCGGTTCCCAATGCTGATATTGAAGTAGCCGTACTCCCGGAAACTCTTGAGCCAGGAGTTAGTAATGAAGGGGACATCCCTCTTATTTGCATTACGAAGCAAAATAGGGAGGGTCTTACGTACTGAGGCCATCACTTAAGTCTCCCCGGAGGCTTCTTCCGGCCCTCTAAGCCGCATGCATCAGCTTCCTCCGGACTCAGGTGCCTCCTGAGGTCCCACATCATCCGGGACAGTTCGTGGAACTCTCTTTCCTCCGTTCTGTAGAACCCTCGGGCCAACTCCAAGGCCTTGTAGTTCTTGATTACCCGGGGCCGGGGACCCGGAGGAGGAAGGTTCCATATCTGTTCTGGGGCCATCGCTTAATTAACCTTTCCCCAAGGCCTTCTTAGCCTCTTCCACCATCTCTAGTAATTTTGCGTCCGACAGGTTCGCTGGGTCTTCCCGCTTGTCCTGTTCCCGCTCCTCCCTGGCCAATTTCACCAGTGCAGAGGTCAGCTTGTCGAACTGGGATATCTCCTCCCGGTCCAAGACCATCCCCGCCTCCAGCTTGTCCCAGTACATCCTCAGCTGTTTGTGGATGATGTTGTACGAGTCCGCCAGCATCGTCCCTATATGGGGCTTCAGCTTCACCATGGGCTCGTAGTCCACCCCCTCAGGAGGCTTCCCCAGGTTGAAGTGGGTCTTACGGATGGGACTTGGGACCAGTTTAGCCCCCTCCGCCAGCTTCGTAGAGACCGGGACCTCCCTGTACGAAAGGTCCTCTTTATAGTCCTTGGACAATGGAGCCTCCTACATGTAGGCCCAAACCCAATTTCAACCCTGCAGTGGGTGTATCAATGCTTCGCAGGCCAGTTCGCTCGGTGACCGGGATTGATGGGGGAGGGGGGATAGATAAAAGGGACGAAGGATAGATAAGAAGGAAAGGATAAATAGAAAGGATGAAGGATAGATAAAAAGGGAAGGATAGATAAAAAGGAAAGGATAGAAGACAAGGGTGCATGCCCTTTATCCACCTCTCTTTACCTCTCAATCTCGATTCGCCGTACCCTCCGCTATTTCCACTATTCCCACTATTCCTACCACTTCCACTCGACCCTTTCTCACGACCCCGGTGGGACGCATTCAGCATGGGAGCACCTACCAGGGTTTCCCCTAGTGCTCTCCCATGCCTCACAGAGCCTTGTAAAGACTCATCTTTCGTTCCTCTGAGCATCACTAAACACGGAAGCGAACACTCCCGCACACATCTGAACATGGAGTATCTTGTCCCCAGTGTCAAACACAGTTGATACAACGTCAACGGTCTGACTTAGGTTATGGCCCCACCACATGTCTACCCCCCAGGTATACACTTAGCCATTTGTGCTGGGCTTTTGTCCCTCTTCACTGAGTAGACTGTTGCCACATACCGTGGACGTGGCGACAGTCTGAGGCCATCAGTAGACCCATACATCAAGGTTGGAATG